TCCTTGATAGACATCTTAGCTACCTGCGACTCAGTGATGTACTTAGATGAATCATCTGTGTCAGGTGCTGCCCGTCCTTTAGCTTTGACTGAGGATGCTGCTGCTTTATCAGAGCTAGACACCTTCCTAGTCTTAATACCTTGATCTGACTTATAAAGGTCAATTACTCGTGCAACAGACTTAGCATCTTCACTGTTCTCATACAAAGCATCCTGTACTACTTTAGGCTGCTTCTCTGCCCAAGAATGGAACGCATCATCAGCACGAATCTCTTGGAAGTCAGGATGCATAGACAGTAGTTCTGCTTCTGCCTTCTCACGCTTAGCTGTTGTACGTAAAGATTCAATCTCTTTTAAACGCCCGTCAAGCTCAGAGGAACGCTCACTAGCTTTCTTATCAGCGATAGCTTCTACAATACCTGCAACGTCTGGATACTTCTTAGCCCAAGCCTCTACTTCATCTTCTGACTTAGGGAGTACAAGCTCATTCTTTGTAGCAGCATCTAGTTGAGAAGTTAGCTTATCAAGCTTTGCCTGAAACTCTTTCTCTTTCTCTTGAGTGTGTCGCCGTAGATCACCGTAACGCTTCTTAAAGTTCTTCTCTTCAGCACTTAGATCTTCATCTTCTTGTGCTTCAGCTTTTGATTCTTCTTCTTGTTTGGTAACACTCTCTGCCTGAACTGGGGGTTTGCTAGACTCTGAGCTATCGGGTTCCGCTTCAACAGCTTCTTCTTCTGTTTCATCTTGTGTAACCCCTGCTTGCTTGAGCAGTTCTTTTAGTTCAGCCTCATCACGTTCTACACGAGAGAGATTACGTTTATGGGACACTGAGTCCGTTTGGATTAAAGCTTCTGACATTGTATTTCCTTATGTTGGGGCCAGCCTTAGCTGGGTAGCCTTATTATTTTATGGTAGTGAGTAGTTACTTCTTCTTCTTTTTCTTCTGCATCAAGCCGCCTTTATTCAGCCCAGTTATACCAAAGGATTCATCTAAGGCTGCGCCACCTTTCTTCTCTTCTGATGTTAGGCTTTTTGTAGCAGCCTTAGTAGCAGCCTCTTTATAAGAAGTACTTTTACCAGACATACCACCAGGGGTACTCAGATTCTTTTGGCCTACTGCTATTTCAGCGGATCTATCCCCACGATCCTCTTGCATTTTTGCTATTTGTTGATCTGTAGTTGTATCTATAGAGGATGGTGTTGTTGTAACTGACCCATTCTGAGAAGGGCTGGTTTTCTTAGGTGTAACAACAGGGTCTTCATCCTTCTTAGTACCGAATGTCTCAGAGAACCAATTAGTGATACTATCAATAATACCACCCTCATCTTCAGTCTCGACAGGCTTAACACCCTTGTCTTTCATTTGCTCTAGTATCTGTTTTTCTGCGTATTTAGTTGCAGCGAGACCAGCAATACCTAACATAGGATTAATTGCAGTCATACCTTGCATAAGGGTGCGTGCTTTTTTGTTTTGGTTTAGAGCGTTTTGCAACTCCTCACCATCCATATCGCTAAACTTCTTACCCTGTTCACCTGTTTCTGGCTTAATAAATGAAGAACCGTAGGTGCTATCTTCATCCACTTTTGTTGTAACCTGAGGAGTCGCTAAGGGTGTAGTACTCCAGCCTTCTGCTATTTTTGCATCATGCTCTGCTTGCTGTGCAGGGAGAGTGAAGGATTGTGCAATACCATCGGGACTGTACAGCATTACTGAAGTTGATGTAACAGGTGGTGCGGTAGTAGTAGTAGAGGGTGATAGAAAGCTGAAACCAGCGCCATACATAGAAGGATCAAAAGAAGCTACTGCCCCACCTTCATCATAACCTGTGTTACCCATAGCTACAGGAGAGGGTTGTTGATACATACGTTGTTGTTGCATGTAAGGATCTGTACTCTGTGTAGGTTGAGGGACCATACCGCCTACAGCCATACCCATCTCTTGTAGTACAGCCATTTCTTCTGGTGTTAGAGCACTTTCAGCCCCACGAGGATCTTCCATTCCCACAGGCTCACCACCAATACGACCATCAGCTTCCATCTTAGACATGCCTTGCTTAGCTTCTGATCGTAAGTCTTCAAAAAACTTTACACCGTAAAATCGCAGAACATCAGCAGGTACAACATACTCACCCTCACTTAGTTGTGCGGGAATGTCATCACGTACTTCTGAGGCCATAGAGCCAGGAGGTATCTCGTTGCCACTCACAGGATCGACATTCATGCCATCATCTGCAATGCCACCCTCATCAAAGAGCATCTCCATCTGTTTTTTACTATTATCCATTCACGTAATCCCTCAAGTACTTAAGTTGTCTCAGTGCTTTGATAGCACCTTGGTGGCGATAGATCTCAGCAGTATCTGAGAGATTCTCCATACTTCTATGGTTTCCTGAGATGCGATCCTCTAACTCTTCAAGAAACGCATCCCATACTTCTTTGTCATTAACTATTCGCTTAAGCGACATTGCCACTAAATCCTTGCTCACCTGGTGTTGGTGCTGTACCTACGCCCATCTGTCCACCGCCGCTTCCTGTGGTGTCCTGTACGCCCTGTGGGCCTTGTCCTTCTGGCGCTGGGCTACCCTGAGGCATAGGAACTCCATCTGGCCCTACAGCGGGCTGTGGTGGCTGCTGGAAGCCCTTTAAGATCTCAGCTTGGATAGCAGCATCCTGCATAGAGTTAGTAACCTTGTCTGGGTCAAGATCCATAGACTTAGCAATCTCACGAATAATGTAGTCCATCTTAGCAAACGGAGCCAGTACTGGGTTCTGTGCTACCTGCAAGAATTGCATCAAGCGCTGTGACCGTACTTCGTTAGCCATCAAGCTCTCTGTACCAGATGCACGAACCTCTAAGTCACCACGAATAGAAGAATCGAAGTCAAACTGCATGTTGAATGCAAAGAAAGCCTTACCCATAGGGCGAATCAAATAGTCATCTACGTTCTTAACTACCGCCCGAATAGAACCGTTAGCAGCAGACATAAGCATAGAAATACCAGAAGCTGTACGCCCAACACCAGAAACTCCTGTTTGTCCATGAGCAAAGCTAGGGAATCCAGTACTCTCATCAGCTAGAACTCGTGCCTTATCAAAGAGTTGCATGTTCTCTTGTGCTACGTTAGGGAACTTGGTGCCGAAGATGGCCTGCCCTGGAGCACCCCCTTGGCGGCGGAACACCTTGCCGGGATACACACTTAAGTCTTGACCTGGTACAAGGTTAGTCTCATCTACTTCAATGATAAGGTTACCAGATAGTGCAGCATTGTCAATAGCCATACGCATAAAGCCATTCATCAATGTCTGCGTATCATCCATGTTCTCAGCAATACCGATACCAAAGAAGCTATAAGGGTTGTGCTCATAAGGAACAGCGTAGTAAGGAATACGTGCAGGCTTAAATGGGTTTAGTACAAAGCGTAGTACTTCACCATTACATATCCAGATATTACAGTTAAGCTCATCAAGGTCTTTGTACTCACGTGGTATCTTAACGCCATTCTCTTCTAGGATACTTACATCAACAAAACCCCAGAACTCCAAGACTTCCCAGCGCTCTGAGTCAGGCTGTGTGTCATCATCCTCCATAGCCATTTCCCAGTGCTTCTGCACATAGTCTGGGCCTTTAGCTATAGCAGTGTCTAGTGCATCCTTCATGAAGTAGGGGCGGCTCTTTAGAGCACGTATCTGAGTACGTGACATCTTGTGACGCTCAATGATGTACTCAGCTTCATCCATTGATGCAGCCTCTGGATCAGGGTAGAAATTCCAGCATGACACGTGTTGTGTTTCAGGTACAGTCTTAATGATAGGGTCATACTCACCCTCTTCATTCCAGTTAGGGTACTCCTTATCTATAGCAAATGGACCCTTCATGACACCCGTGCCAAGTAGAGCCATCTCAAAAGCCATAGAACGTAGATGTATAGAAGCACCAGACTCTTCTAGCTGGTCATGGATCTTCTTCTCCATCTTCTTAGCTGCAATCATAGCAGGGTGGAAAGTCACTGTAGTAGGAGTAGTACCGTCACCCTCAACAATCTTATCTGTTACAGACGATAGCTTGTCCTCTAGGGGTCCAATACGCCTTGCTAAGTCTGCAAGTGTCTCACCGGGTTCAAGCTTTGTGTCTGGGCCAATCAAGTAAGGCTTAGGTGCTTGGCGCTCTGTAACAGACTTTAGTGCATCACCAGCAGCCGCTGCATTAGGATCAGCGTTAATGTGTACAGACTCTGCTACACCATCTGGCAGAATGGAGGGGTCTACACTCATAGGGAACTTGTTATTACCGAACAATACGTCTGTTATAGAGCCATATGCAGCAAGCGTCTTAGTTTTAGTTACCTTAACAAATACACGAGACTTCTCTGTGTCTGTGAACTGTACATCTGAACTATAGAGACCACGATAGTTACGATAAGCACGAAGCCAGCGCTGTTCATCTGTATAGCGAGAGTCTTCTGATCGTGAATAACGCTGTTTAACAAAGCCTACAACACTAGATGCCTCTGTGAAAATACTGTCTTCAATACCTTCTGCAGCGGTTACTTCGTCAGTCTCAAACGAAAGATCATTGATTTCTGCCATGTTTTGTTTTCCTTAATAGCCGAAGCTGGGATCAGATGCCTGAAAGCCTGTGCGTTGTGTTGCTGGGTTGTAATCCCATATACTACTGCGTGGACGTGTCATGATACCATAGCGCAAAGCATCGTAGAGGTGATCTTCTGCATGGGTATCTACGTCTTCTGGGTTTCTCTTGTCCAGTGGTATGCTAGGTATCTGTGCAATAGTGTTTGTACAGTTGTTCATAAACACAAGGCGAGGCTTATCAGTAAACTCATCTACCTGTAGACGCCTGTGTATCTCGTTTTTACCTGCGACACGTGAGCCTCTTGACCTGTCAGACGGACGCCAGCGGCACCCTTTGTGATTCATCTGCTCTGCCAAGCTAGGCCCAGTGTCGCCACGGTTGTGCCATAAAGAACTATCCAGCACCCCGTATCTCATCATACCATCTTTTGCTTCTGCTTCAAGTATTAAATCAGCTAAGTCAGAAGCTGTAACTTTAGAGACATACATCTCACGGTACACAATTAGTTGTTCATCAGGTGCTACAGCAAACCACAGAACGCCAGTGTAACTGCCATAACCGTAATCGCAAGCCCTAAACCTTGCCCAAGAGTCAGGGATCTCGAATGAGTCCACGACATGTATCTTGCGGTCAAACTCTGGAAAGGCAGCACCCTCGTTAACATCCCAGTTACCTTCAAGTAGCTGCTTACGCTGATGCTCTGGAAGTGAGAGAAGCATTGCTTCATAGTCGCCAGACTCAGCCAAGTACGGATTGTCGAATAGAGAGGCTGGAATAAACCGCCGCCTAAATAAAGGTAGACCTTCTTTGCTGTGTCCCTTAGGGAAGGTAATAGTTTCCCCTGAATCAAGATGTGTCGCCCAAAAAGGCTCATTTGATCTTGCAGGGTCAATAAACATTTTCTTAACCCAAGCATGACCGTTTCCTCCAGGGTTTGTTGTAGCTCGCATGTAAAGACCTAAGTCCTTGGAACTACTACGTAATCTTGACCTCATATAATCCCAAGCGTAAGGGCTAGACCATTGAGTAAGCTCATCGAAGCCAATCCAGTTAAAAGCCTGACCTTGGTAGCGTGTGACATCGGTGTCTTTGTCGAGATAAGACATCCAAAGTCTGCCACCCTGAGGAGAAGTCCATTGCGATTTACGTTCCGACCACTTAATTCCAGGTATAGCACGAGGGTATAACTCCTGACTCTTTTGTATGAGTTCTCTTAGTTCTTCTGTAGTATGACGTACTAACAACCCTGAGAAGTTAGGATCATTCAATCCATGTAGAGGGTCAGCCAACATGGCGTAGCTCTTACCTCCGCCTGCTGAGCCACCATATAATACTTCACGCTCTGAGGCGCTAAGGAAGTTAGACTGTGGGCCAGGGTTAGGCCTAAAGACAATATCCTGTGCTAGTTCTGCGTCAAAGTCAGCGGCTTTAGCAGTAGCAGGTACTGCTTTAGGCTCCTCAGTCTTCTGAGATACTGTAGCTACCGATACGGCCTTCTTCGAGCTTCTTGATTTGCGAGAGCGTTTCTTCGAGCCTTCTGGCAAGCTTGCGTTTAATTGCAGCTGATTTCTTACGTTTTTGCTCAATTTTGATTCTCTTATGTAGACCCATGTGAGATATGTAGCGATCAGTAGTCTTGCTTAACCACAGTGCTACTTCACGGTAAGAATACTGCTTTAAGTGCCGCTTTGCAACCTCTAATGCTTCTAACTCTTCTGTTATAGGTTCTAAGAGCCTGTCATCCTCAGGATGCACCCTATAACCAAAAGGAATCTGACGGTTTGTTACACGTGCTACTACGTGCCACTCCTTCTCTTTACCCTTTATTGGTCTGGGTAACTCCCAGAATCCTAAGTCTCTATCGTAATCGTACTGGGCCACTGTTACTCATTGTTACCTTCTTTAGGAGGTAGATAAAAAATACCACCCCCATTAGAAGTGACATCAACTTTGTCTACCTTACCAAGTCCTGCACGATCTAGCAAGTCCTTAGCTGCAGCCATCTTCTCTTTAATACCTAATTCTGTAGGATCAGACAAAGCACCTACGAGAGCCATAACAGCTTTAGGAGCAGAGCGAGAGAAGTGGGTACGTGTTGCTGACGCAATCTCTTCCTTTAGAGATTCTACAATAAGTCTTGTAGGAGTCTTATCACTATACCCAGCTAATTGCTTAGCACGTACAACATCACCTCCCGCCTCATCAAATAAGACTTCTAGGAACTTCTGTTGATTCTCTGTTAAGTTACGTGCCATTACACTACTTTCTCATGTTGTGCTGTCTGTTCCGTAGAACCGTTGCTTGATCTCACCACGGGTAATACCAATGTCTTTGAGCTGCTTATCACTCATATTGTTAAGAAGCCAGAAGTCAGCTCTCATCTGTTGAGCTTTAGCTAATGAAGTACCAATAGAAACAAAGAACTTAGTTACTGCTTTAAAGGTACGTTTGATAGAGGTAGTTACTGCAATTTTAAACTGGCTTGGGTAGTCGTATGTTAAGTACATTATGTAGTCTCCTGTGTTATGCCG